CCTTGCAGCAGCCTTTCTAGTCACATATCAACTATCTTAGGAGAATGGTATGGATGAAGTTATGGACTTAGTGAGTTCAGTGATGCTCTTGGCTGGTGCCTTGGGTGTGCTGTGTATGGTGGGGATTGTGTTCCTTCCATACATGTGGGCTCAGTGGAAGCGATATAAGCACGATATGGATGAGGAGGGTGAGTTGTATGAGCAAGTGGTGGATGCCTTAGACAAGGCTGAGGGACGTCCTGTACGTGTAGTGATAGATGAGGGGAGTGCTGAGAATGACATCTAAATATCGTCGTAAGCGTGAAGAGGAATTTAAGATAGAGCTGGAGCCTCGTAGTGAGCATCAGGCGGAGTATGTTAAGTCTATTCTTGAGAACGTGGTGACAGTGGGGCTGGGGTTTGCTGGAACAGGTAAGACGTATGTGGCTGCTACAATGGCTGCACAAGCCAAGAATAACTCGAAGCACCAGAAGGTAATTCTATGTCGCCCTACGGTTTCAGACTCTAAGAGCATAGGGTTTTTACCTGGAGATACACTGGAGAAGTTCGCTCCTTGGATTGTACCTTACACCTCTGTCCTCAGAGAGCACTTGGGATCAGAGCGAGTAGCAGCCGATCTTAAATCGGGTAGTATAGAGGTGGTGCCCTTCGAATTTATCCAAGGGAGAACTTTTGACGATTGTTTCGTGCTATTGGATGAAGCTCAGCACGTCACCAAGCATGAGATGAGCACCTTCCTTAAGCGGGTTGGTGTACATTGTACGGTGATTATTTCAGGGGATATAGCTCAAGCACGTCTGGGCAACAAATCAGGGTTGGCTTGGTTGCTCGGGATGCGGGATTCCATCCCAGAAGTGAGAGACAATATTGGCTTTGTGGAATTTGATCGTCCTGAAGATATTGTTCGCTCCGAGTTTTGTAGAGCTATAACTCTGGGTATTGATAGATGGGAGGCTATGAATGAGTGATGAAGATAGGGTGGCTGAGTATCACCGGCTGTTTGAATGCAGAGGGGGTAAGTTGTATTGGAAGACAAAAACCTCAAATAAAGTCACGGTGGGCTTTGAAGCTGGTGGAGAAACCGGGTTGGGTTACAGGTCGGTCAGTGTAAATGGGAAGAGGACTCAGGCCCACCGTGTTGTTTACGAGATGCATCACGGACCTATTCCTGAAGGACTCTTTATAGATCACATAAATGTTGATGGATTAGATAACCGAATAGAGAATCTCCGTCTTGCAACACGCACAGAGAACAACCAAAATCTTAAATTATTCGCCACAAACACCTCGGGAGTTAAAAATGTCTACTGGAATAAGGCAGCCGGTAAGTGGCAAGTGAGCTTGAGGGCCGCAGGCCGGAGGATGTATTTTGGTATTTACGATGACCTAGAGCTTGCCGAGCTTGTAGCACACGAAGCTCGGGAAAAGTATCATGGCGATTTTGCCAATCATGGAGTTAAAGGGTAATGAGTATGAATCAACAACAACGTAAGTACGCAATGACACGTATAGATGGGGTATACAAGGCTAGGGTTAATCAGGCTCGACTGGAGTATAAACCCGCTTCCCTAACCTATAGTGACATGAAGGCACAAATAGCTAGTGGTGAGGCCCCTATGAAGGACCTTTCAGAGTTGCCTCAGGGAAACCCCACAATGTCCTACATGTTCGACTTTTTGAGGCCCTCGCAGGAGGCTGTAGCCGAGGCCAACAAGGTGCTCATGGAAAAGTTGGGGGGGTTATTGACAGAGAAGAACGCCGTGTGTGACGCAATCATGCTGGGCGACTCAGAAGAAGCTTTGTCCGCCATCCAAAATTATGAGGGGTGATAGATTGACACAATACGGACCACAAACACGAGTGGCACAAGAGATACACGCCACTAAGTATCGTGCAGACGGGGAGAGCTTTACAGAAGCACAAAATCGCTTCGCTGGAGCATTGGCTGACGGGGAGGAGCACTTCCGTAAGTTACGTGAAATCCTCCTAACACAGCGCTTCATGGGTGGAGGGCGTACACAATTGGCTGTGGGAAGCCCCAATCAGACAACAGCATTCAATTGCTTCGTGTCCTCTACCATTGAGGACAGCTTTGATGCCATTATGGACATTGCCAAAGAAGCTGGACAGACTATGCGAAAGGGAGGAGGAATAGGATATGACTTCTCCACCATCCGTCCACGAGGAAGTCTCATCTCTACGCTGGGCTCTCAGTCCTCTGGGCCTATTAGCTTCATGCGTATCTATGATAGCCTATGTAAGACAGTGAGCAGTGCAGGGCACAGACGAGGCGCTCAGATGGGCGTGTTACGTGTCGATCATCCTGATATTGAGGAATTCATCCACGCTAAGCAGAATGGGACAGAGCTTACAGCATTCAACATCTCCATTGGCATCACGGACGCTTTCATGAAGGCTGTGGAAGATGACGAGATGTTCGACTTGGTGTTTGAGGGACGTCGCTATAAGCAAGTGCATGCTGCTACGCTGTGGGAAACCATCATGCGCTCAACATGGGATTGGGCGGAGCCAGGAGTATTATTCATTGATCGTATCAATAATGCTAATAATCTGTACTATTGTGAGTCTATTAGTGCTACTAACCCATGTGGCGAACAGCCATTACCGCCAAACGGAGCCTGCCTCCTGGGCAGTTTTAATCTCACTAAGTATGTTGACTTCGACGATGCTGGCACTCGCAGCTTTAACTTCGCTCAGCTAATGCAGGACATCCCTATTGTCGTCCGAGCGATGGACAACATCCACGACAACACTGTATTTCCCCTACTGGCACAAGCAGGGGAGAGTCAGGCGAAGCGTCGTATGGGGTTGGGGGTTACAGGGTTGGCTAATGCTATTGAGGCACTAGGCTTCTCGTACGGCTCTGAACGCTTCCTTAATACAGCGGAATCCATCTTCCGTGTGTTGCGTGATGAAACATATCGGGCGAGTGTGGCATTGGCCAAGGAGAAGGGAGCGTTCCCCATGTTCGAGGACGCGTATCTGGATGCCGAGTTTATAAAGACACTTCCTGAGACAATACGTGCAGGAATAAGTGAACATGGAATCCGCAACTCCCACTTGCTTTCCTTCGCTCCAACTGGTACAATATCTATCACCGCTGATAATGTATCTGGAGGTATTGAGCCTGTGTTCAGCCACCAATACGACCGTACCATCCAAACCTCTGAAGGCCCTATTGTAGAACAAATCAAGGACTATGCTTTCGCTACATGGGGTGTTAAGGGCAAGACAGCGACGGAGTGTACAGCACAGGAGCACCTATCTGTCCTGGCGTTGTGTACGAAGTATGTAGACTCTGCTGTGTCCAAAACTATTAACGTGTCTCCTGGAATGCCCTGGGAGGATTTCAAGGCCATCTATATGTTGGCCTGGAAGATGGGGTGTAAAGGCTGCACCACATATAATAGTGGAGGTAAGCGCTTTGGTGTTCTTGTAGCCACAGAGGCGGAGCCTGAGGAAGAGGAGGCAGCAGCTTGTTTTATTAATGAAACCACAGGCCAACGGGAGTGCTCATGAAGAAACGAACATTAGTGGTGTTAGAGAGTTGGGGAGATGCTGAGTCGTATTGCAGGCAACGAAGGCTGAAGTATTACAAAATGGAGCGGACGGCAGAGGATGACATCTATGGGGAGATGGTGTTCTGCCCAGCATCCGAGCTGAGGAGTAGGATATGTGGATATCAATTCTACGCAGTGATCTTCTATGATGGCATGTACTCTTCCCAAGAGATAATGTACGCCCTATCACGACAGAGGTATAGCGCATGACAGATCATTTATATGTGCCGGACACCCAGTGTAAAGAGGGGGTTCCTACACATCATCTAGAAGCCTTAGGTAATTACATTGTGGCCCATAGGCCAGATGTGATAATCCATGCAGGTGATCACTGGGATTTTCCATCCCTCTCCTCATGGGACCGAGGTAAGATTCAATTTGAAGGAAGACGTTATGTTAAAGACGTTGAGGCGGGTAATGCTGCGATGGATCTTATGCTCCGTCCTCTACGCCGATTACAATCACAACAACGTGTCAATAAGAAGAAACAATACACGCCCCGCATGGTATTCACCATGGGTAATCATGAACATCGGGTCCAGAGGGCTGTTGAGTCTTCTAGTCAATATGAGGGGCTCCTCTCGTATGACCATCTTAACCTCGGTGACTGGGATGTATATGGCTTCCTTACCCCGGTGGAGATTGATGGTGTTGTCTACTCCCACTTCTTCCCCAACCCCATGACGGGTAAGCCCTACGGAGGAATGATTGATACACGTCTCAAAAACATTGGTTATTCATTCACACAAGGGCATCAGCAATGCTTCTTGTATGGGCGGAGGGACTTAACTAATGGGGATGTTATTAACGGCATGGTTGCTGGTGCTTTTTATCTGCATGAGGAGGATTATAAAGGGCCACAAGGTAATCAACATTTTCGAGGGATTGTTCATAAGTCTAATGTGGCTGCTGGGGATTATGATTTTAACCTTATACGCATTAACTCCCTAATAGAGGCGTATCTATAATGGCGAAGATATATATTGACAGGGAGGAGTATGTATCTCTCTACCCTGAATGCTTTAAACACATAGAAGCCCTTGGAGGGCAATCAATGGAACAAATCTCCAACCTCAAGTTGTACAACCTGTCGAACGAATTCGTAAACATGTACACGACACATGGCTCAGACAAGGCTCTGCTCTGGTTAGCAGGACGAGCCTCCTCGGATGAGCAGGTTGAGATGAGGGGATATGTTAACATGGCATTCACTAAAGCTGGCTTTCAAGTATTATAGGAGAACGTTATGGACGCATCCTCGTGGATGGTGGGGCAATATGCTGATGAGGCTTTCTACCTCTACGGGGGTGGACCTTATCCTAGTCACTGGAAAACCCGTAGATTTAAACGAAAGAATAATGTAATACGCAGAAGAGGCCCTAAGTAGATGATGGATTTGGTTAAGCTATATAAGCCGGAAGCTAATGGTAAAGTACGTACATGGGGGGTGTGGACGGAAGGTGATAAAGTATTTGTTCGACATGGCCTGGAGGGGGGAAAGCTTCAAACGAAAGAGACAAAGGTCGAAGGGAAGAATATTGGAAAGGCGAACGAAACAACCCCTGAAGCCCAAGCCATCAAGGTGGCACGTAGTAAGTGGAAGGCTCAGAAAGATCGGAAAGGGTATGGCATTACGCCTGATACGGCAGAGGTGGGCAAACGTCCTATGCTCGCCCTGGACTTTAATAATCATGGCCATCGCATCACTTATCCTGCTGGCGTACAAGCTAAACTTGATGGTGTACGTTGTCTCGTAACGAAGGTGGATGAGGGACATGTCACCCTCACGTCACGTACAGGACGGACGTTCCCTGCCGACTTGTCACACATCGAGGATTGGTTTGATGCCAATCTTGAGGTGGGAGTGGTGTTGGACGGAGAGTTGTATAATCATGACATGGAATTTGAGGACATTCAAAGTGCAACACAAAAGACAAATACCTCTACTCCAGACATTGAGTTTTGGGTTTTCGACATCGCAGATGCCAGTATTGATAATGGCCGCCGAGCCGGTGCTCTTTCTTTTGGCCTTGCCCCTGATGGCCCTGTACGCCTCGTAAAGACAGAGACAGCCCTTAACGTAGACGATGTGAAGCGTTGGCACAAGCGTTACACCACTGCTGGGTTTGAGGGTGTGATGGTGAGGAACAAGCTTGGTAAGTATAAGTTTGGTCGTCGTAGTGGGGACTTACAGAAGTATAAAGTGTTCATGGACGCTGAATTCCCCATCTTGGCGATTAACCCGGATAAGGACGGATGTCCTGTGTTTACACTAGCCCATGAGAATGGGACATTTGAGTCATCAATGGTAGGAGATAAAGATGCCAACAAACAATACGTCAGGGATGTGGATGAATACCTCGGACGATACGTCACCGTCCAATACCAGAAACTCTTCCGGGATAGTAAGATACCGCAGTTCCCGATCATTAAGGGCTTCAGAGATGTTGGCCCGGACGGCTCCCCAACTAGTTAATTGGGATAGGTTGAATGACATGTGTGGGGAAGATTCCTTTCTTGTAAGGGAGTCACCCCGTGAACGTGAAATAAGATTATTTGAGGAGAGTGCGTAATGTCTAAAGGCCGTGATTTTAAGCAAGAGAGAAAGACTGCGAAGAAAAGAGGGGAGACCGGATCGGGATCTTCCAGTGGTGATGCCACCAGGCACAGGGCCAGACGAAAGTTTGAGAAGGAGAATGGCAAGGTGGGGGCTGGCAAGGAGGTGGATCATAAGAAAACTTTGAGGTCTGGGGGAGGTAATGGCAAAGCCAATCTCCGGGCACGCACTGTCAAGTCCAATCGATCTGCTGGAGGCAAGGCGGGGAGTAAGACAGGTAAGGCAAAAGGCGGACGTATGGGAGGTAAGAAATGATTAGCGAACATCATCAAAGAGCACGTCTGCGTAACGGGACTAAATTCTATCAAAAGAAGCTACTACAGCCAATGTATCCCTATCGAGGAAAGCCCTCGGAGTTGGAGGGGGTGTCCGTGAATAAAGAAGACACTCCAGAGGTTGGTGGCATGATTGCTTACAATCCTGACAACATCAAAGACCGGTGGTATGTGGCGAAGAAGTTCTTTGAAGAAAATTACGAACTAGGGGAGGTGCCATGATTACTTTCGTAATAGGGCTGGGGGTTGGCTGGTTTGCAGCAAAGATATGGTACACACAATGAAGTGCCCTGTATGTAAAAAGGAGATGGAATATGAAGACATCTACTCATTCTTCAAGAGTAGCGACACGCTCATTGGCGGAAAGTATTACTGCGACCCTCCACTCGACTTTTCCGGCAAGTGGCATGTGTCCGAAGTTAGAGTATCCAAGCAGGGTGCCACGACGATTAAATAATTGGGAGGTATTTCTAGATGAAGAAGGTATGCTTTTTAATGGTGGCACTGCTGCTGGCGGGATGCGTTGGTAGCGGTGTTAAAGCTCCTGTAGAAGAGGCCAAACCCCGTCCTGTGGGGAAGCAATGGTATCAGGAGGAAGTGTGTAGGGGAGGACTCTTACTCAGGTGGTCTGATGGGTCTATCACTTATGACAAGATTCCTCAGAAGATGATGTGTCCACCGAGGGCTTAGGAGATATATATAAATGAAAAAGTATTGTACGAAGAAATATGTGGAGGCAGCGACCATTGTTCGCTACAGCATCAGTGCGTCTAAGTATGTTCTAGATGATGACTCATGGGTGTTTGGCAGTGAGATGGGTAATTTCAATCGCCCCAAGTACGTCCCCAAACTTGGAGACTACGTTGTTCGATATCCTGACGGGTATCTGGCTTGGTGTCCCAAGGATACGTTTGAAGAAAGCGCTACAGAAGTGTAAAAGATAGACAATAAAAAGCCCGGCGGCTTCTTAGGAGAAATCCTAGGAGGTCGTCGGGCTTTTTTGTGCCTGCTATTTACGCGGTTACAGCGATAGTAGCGTTGGTGATTACATTAATCGAAGTACGCAGTTCCCACTGGTCGGTCTTCCAGGTAAAGCTTACCAAGTCACCTGCAACAGTCAGGGGAATGGAGGTGCCTTCACGGAAGGAAGCAGGAGTGATGGTGCCTACACCTGTATCAGCGGTTTTGAATGCAATTACGTGGTCGCCATCAGTGACTCCATCGGCCAGGGTGTGAGCCCGAGAGACGGAGCTGATGTCACGGAAAACAGTGTTGTCCGTAATACCGATAGCGGTGGCAGCATCAATGCCTGTATTTACGTGGGTAGCCAGTGCAACAATGAGTGCATCATTGATGGTGTTACCAGCAGCAGAAAGATCAATAGCCATTTTTAATTTCCTTTAATTAGTATTAAGCTAGGACAGGTGCAGTTGCACCGTCAACAATGTTGTATAGAGCTACAGCCACCCAATTGGTGTTATCCCAAACGAGTTCTGCCACATCACCAACGGTGGCGAAGGTGATGGTAGTGCCTCCACTTAGGTTGGCAGGTGTGAAAGTAGCATCACCTACAGCACGAACAATCAATTGAACCTTCTTCAACTGACCCACCTCAGTGCCATCAGCCAGGGTAGGCGTTACGGCAGCAGTGGTGGTGAGTGTGGTGTAATACGTTGCTACACTTGCAGCAGCCGTATCTGTGACGGCATCCTGTGCAACAGGGAAGATGGTTGGCTTCTGTTTTACAATAGAATCCAATGTCTTCACTACAGTGCTAGTGCCTTCCGGATCGTAAGCTATCTGATCCGCTCCAATCTTACTTAATGGACGTGCCATTATATTTCTCCTTAGTTAACGTTAACATACCCCAGGTGATCAGGTCTGAGGTCCCCTGTATTGCTCTTTTAGTCTTCTTGAAGTGCATGGCCTTGTGCAACCATATTAAAGCTCGTAAGACCTGTTAAGTCGTCTTGCACCAACACTTGGAGTTCTTCCAGTCTAGACCCATCTACCCTCAGCGCCACACCCCTCTTGTCCTGTCCAGCCCATGTACTCCTGGCTGTGAAACTGTGCGACCCTCCCCCAACTTTTGTCTGGAATTCGTGGTCAAATCCCCTGATGATAAACTCTCCGTTATTCTTCCAATTAAAGAGGTTGAAGAAGTCCCCTCCCTCTATCTTTAGTCGAAACACACACCCGTTAGCCAAGGTGGCCACTCCCCCGAATGTGGAGAAATCCATTGCTGTGGCGTCTGTAACCGCCTTGAGTACCCTAGTGAAGTCTCCCCTCTGCCCTGCTTCGGGGGCTATCGAAAACACCCTGGGGGAAGCCGGAGTGCCTACGACGTTCATCCCCCTGTTACTAACAATTAGTTGACTTCCTGAGGGGTACACATGGTTGATGGGTTGATCTAGAGTGATTACATCCGTGGCCACACCTGTGACGATGGCTTGGATGAACGTAACTGTATTATTTATCTCAATTACGTTACCATTGACAATCCCATGACCCGTAGTTGCCGTAAACGTAACTCCCCCCAGAGTTGTGTCAGCCGCAGTTGTTGTTGCACTCAATCTCTCCAAAAACCATAGGTCAAGGGGGAAGGTTGTCTGATCTTGGATGAATATAGGAACACCCACTGAGCCTGTAGGACCAACCTCAATAGGTATGCCTGTGGGCTTAAATCTACGTGTCATGCCCCTCTCCCTTATTTCTTCTTACGCTTGGCCGCTGTCTTAACCGTGCTGGCCCCTCGCTTACGTGATTTTGATAGCGCGATGGCTACAGCCTGAGGAGTCTTCTTGCCAGCGGCCTTAGCTTCCTTAATGTCCGCACCGATCTTCTTACGTTGCTTCTTCTTGACTGGTAAAGTGGTGTGTGCCATTACATGTTTCCTTTATGTGAACAGTCGAGGCTTTTGCCCCGCCATTAGATTAATCTGTTTTAATTCTGTCGCTGCAATTCGTCCAACCTCAGTTCCGGCTTCACCATACACCACATCATCAGGCATAAACTGAAGCACCCGAGAGTCAATCGGGTATGTTGGGACACCTCCGTCAGCCGTTCCCAATTGTAGTCCATTCCACTGCCAAGCCCCGACAACGAACGCCTTACCAGCGTATAGCGTGAGCCACGAATCTAAGTTGCTCAGAACTGTCGGGCTTTCCCCCACGTACATGCTGTATAAGCCCCAGCCGGTGGCACCATCAGTCATGCGCTTAGTGTGCTGAGTGATGTGCTCAATGTCTGGGTGTGACAGGATAGCGTCTTTAACCATCACCTGATCATCTGTCAAGGTCTCAGCAGAGAGCCAGGACTGCAGTTCCTGCTCAGCGTCTTCGCTGAGTGCTAGCCAGATATTGATCATGTCAGGCTCTCCAAGAAGTCATCGCTCTTAGCTTCATTCCAGATGCGTTGGGATTCGACGGTTTGAAAACTCTGGTTTATATTCCCTGCTTTAGCATCACCGGCTATTGAGTTCAAAACCTCAGAAAAATCAATTGGTGCATCACCGGAAGTATTTGATATTTTACCTAAACCATTGATCCATAAATGGATGCCCGATGTATCTTGCTTAAATCTAATATTGAGTAAATCCCCTTTATTATAGGTGTTTGCACTTTGATCTAGGAATACCTGCGTACCGGCACTAACGCGCTTATTAAGCGTAATTCGCCCCGTTGTTGAGTGATATATCAACTGTAAGAAATTAGTTGATGACGAATAGAGTGCCAACAACCCCGCTTCGGTACTGGGTTTATTATCTGTATCATCAAACTGCGGTCTGACTTTAATCTGCCCACTAATGCCGTTCTTAGGGAAAGGCCATGCGCGAGTCAGGGATGTCGCTGATCGGGTGGCTGTTGCTCCGAAGGTTTCAATGAACGATGACCCAAAGCTCGCAGCTTCAAGATTAACGTTATCTAGTGATCCGGTAATCGTACAGATCAGCCCGCCTGCTGTCGGAGTGAGTGTTAGAGGAGAGCCTTCTGATGAAGTTCCAGCCCCTACTCCCGACACTGTAATACTGCCAGTCCCTTTGACCGTCAATGTGTGAGGAACTGCTGTCACTGTGACGGTTTGAGTTACTGGCACAAATGAGTTTAGGAATAGATTAGTCCTGGCCCCTTCAAGCAATACACCCTCACCGAAAACGAATGCTGCGTTATCAGTGGTTGATTTGACGAGATCACCACCGCTATCAATTCCGAACTGATCACCTGTACGAGTGAAAGTCATATAGGAAGTATCATCAATAAGCCTGAAGTTACCTTCCTTCTTCCTGAACGGACGAGTCCCCATATCTTGTATTAAAGATAATGAAGTCATGTTACATTACCTCGACAACCACAGCAGTGACAAACTTAATAGAATCTACCCCTTTGGCAACACCTGTAGCGCCAGAAGGCATGGTAGCAATAGTTCCAGCACCATTAATCTGATAGTCTGTATCAACAGGGATTCGTATGGCTACAGCACTGGTGGTGTCCAAGCTGCCTCCAGCACCAATAGATTCAATACTGGAGGGTGTAAAAACTTGTATAACATCTGTAGGGCCGTTGCCCGGTAAAACTTGCTTAGCCATTATTTATCACTCCCGTAGTAAGCTTTCTTGGCGAAGGCAACAGCCTCATCGTCCAACTTGTTATCTGTACGCTTGACAAACCAATCCATCAAGTTGAACATTAATTTCTCTAATACTTTTTTGGTGAGGAGGGCCGTAACCACCCGCATACCAATCTTTCCTAAGGCTCCTGTAAGAAGTCCTAACATATTCTACCCCCAGAGGCTACTGATGTCCCCGAATTTAAGTGTTGCAATGGCGATAATTGTCCCCACCACAGCCCGGAAGAAGAACTTATACTTCGTGATTTCTGATTTGATTTCACTAAGCTCCTTCTTCATGTCTTCTCTCTCTACACGGCTCACCTTAATGTGGTCGGATAGGAGGTCTCTTATGATGCTCACTTGCCCCTTCAGTTCGCCCATCGCTTCATCGCTCACTCTTCTATCCCTTTCCAAAGACATTAATGTTCTCCCCTGGCCTATTGCCCACATCGAAATGCAGCCAGCTCACACCTCGTTCAACCCCTCTGATGTGAGGGAACTGCCTAGGGTGGGCCAAGATATAAGCTCTGACGTCCTCTGAGGGGTGCTCAGGGAATATGCAGTCGAAAGCCCTACCATAGGAGTGCTGTGAATAAATCCTGTGATACGGGCTGTTAGGTGTCCTGAGTCCACTCCACTCTCTATCCCCATCACGGTGCCATGTATTAACTACTGTGACACCAAACTCTTCTCGTATGGCGTCTAGCGTACGTAAGGCACGATCATCTAACAAAGACCAAGCCTTCTCACCCCTGCCTACAAATACCGAGCGAGGTACGAGTTCTTGGATTACAAAATATCGTGCCTTGTACATACACCCCTCCTACCTCTTCACAACCTTCTTTTTCTTTTTCCTATCGCCTTTATAAGCTGCCATGTCCTACTCCTCGTATTTATGAGGATTGCCTGGAGCCGATACAGTGTCCATATCTGCAAACTCCCACATCCCTGTTTTACGCATATCAGTGATTGTTTCACCGCGAGGTGTGACGTCCTTAGGTTTCCATAGTTGTTCTAGTGATGCCTTAGGTGGTGTTGGTTTATTTGGATTGTGGGCCATAATATGTTCCTCTTGACATTAGCGAAAGGGAGTGTTACCCTATAATCTTCTTATATATATATAACTATATATATTATTATATATTTAGTTATATTTATTAATTATACATCTTCTAGAATATTCCTAGGGGGATGGCTTAGCCCACAAAAACAGGATGGGGAGTATGAACAACCCTATAATCCAAGTATCGGGTGGGATGAACGCCAGTATGATGGGTAGGATGGCTCCCGCCACCATAGCCCCCTTAAACATCCTCTTCATTAATTGCATCCGCTATCCCTCCCAATAGTAGGGACCCCGGAGTGGGTATGTTCCCTCTCTTCAATCCCGGCTCCTGCTTCTCAGGGTCAGGGAAGTTTTCATTAAACTCCTCCTCCCCCTCCGTCTGGAGCCTTTCCAAACGCCTACCATCAATCTCTATAGGGTCGGTGGGGAAGAGCATGTCCCTGTTAGGCATTCCCATTGCCTCATTTATTGCCTCTATCAATTCCCTGTCGGACATCTCACTTATACTAGGCAAGCATCTTCCTCCGTCTAGCCTCTTGGAAGAGGGCATTTAAGTCAGTGGTTGCTGACAAAGCATCCCCAGGACCACCCTCGGTGACAGCCTGCTCATCAGGGAGGTTAATCGTAGTGGGGGTAGACCCGCCCCCTCGTATAGTCTCTACGGCCTTCTCTCGTGGCGTACCAATGGGTTCCTCCTCGGAGAGGGGTGTTTCCCTTAGTTCAAATTGCTCCTCCTCAGGGGGCTTCTGAGCGGCTCTCACAGCCTCCTGCAATAAAGGATCTTCTATTGATGCTGGAGTCATGAACTGATCATCATCATTGTATGCACTTGCACCCTCACGAGCACCCAGATTATACATATACCTCTCTGCCTCATTCCTCCAGGCATTAGGGCTAGGGTATTTATCTAGGAGAGCCTTCAGCTTCTTAGGATTGGCCATGGCTTCAATCAAGGCCCTTCCTGCTGAGTTCTGTAAGTAGACATCAGCGGTGTTAGAGAATCTAGTTCCACGTGTCAGTGGTCCTAGATAGAGTTGAATAGCATGAGCCCACTTAGACTTCTGATATTTAACTGTATCCCCAACACTTATGCCACGTTGTGTAAGTTCCCCCACCTCCAATATCTGAGAAAGGGCCAACCTTTGTGCATCTGATAAATACTTATCGGCCACAGCATCAATTGCAATTACGCCTTCCTCTCCCTTGGTGGCCCCTACAACCTTCCTAAGAGCACTTATGTCTAAAAACCTGTTACCGTCAGGGGTAGATTTAACAACTCCCTGGAAGCCTCTCTGGCCCCCCAGGAGGAGGGTGTTCATGTAGGAGGAAACATACATCTGTTGCAATTCAGGGTTGTCCTCCATAAAGGAATCCAATCTGGCCTTAGCTGCTTGATCCCCATTCTCCACAATGTTACGAATGTGATTTTTTACAGAGGCTGGGTTTAGAGGATCTAGGCCCATGGCCTTAACTGCGGCATCCATCTCCTCATCTCTTTTAGCAATTTCCTTGAACAGCTTGTCCGCGTCTTTGAAGTTTTTAGGAATGCCTCCTCCGTAGATGTCCTTGAATGCCCCCTCAAACTCCTGCACAAACTTGTTATGGTCGGCTTGATTCTTAACACGACGAGCGTAAACACCCTTTACAGACTTATTAAACACTCTACGTAGTCCTGGCTCACCATCCATAATAGGGATAAGCCTAGCGATGACATCATCCCCATCAGCCACTAGGGCACTAACCTTCGGGGTGAAGATGTAGTTGGCTAGCTCCACACCACCCAACTCAAAATTATCTCCCACCTTGGACATAATTCTATTCACTTCGGCGTTGTCCACTTCAGACTTAGCAATCTTGTAGGCTGCATCTACGTTGCGGAGTTGTTGACCACCATCAGGGGCCAGGGCTGCCAGTTCATTACGTTGACGAGCATAGGCCGCCTGGAGCTGCTTAAGCGTGGCTACGTTAGGGCTATCAGCACTCTTACCATGCTCACGAATGTCCCGTATGGTGGCTCTGACGAGCTTCAGGGTGGTGTTCACTTCCTGATAGGTGAGTGTGGCCCCTGGGGTCATTGCACGACGAATAAGATCTGTGCCCTCATCCGTAGAGAATGTACGAAGAGGACGTCCAAATTCATCCACAATGGCTGTGACATCTCCTTCAGGAAGTTCCTTAGACATGAACTTCTTCCAGTTGGACGTCAGTGCCTTCTCAAGAACCAGAGATTCACGTTCTGCCAAGTCTTCCTTAAATGCGGCAATGTGTGTATTGGGGCCTTTCAGATTGCCGTAGGTTTTCTCCAGTTCGTCATATCGGCCAGCGAAGGTGTTGTCCACACCATCCCTTACGGTTTGTATTGAGCCCCTAAGGGCATCTTGGAAATCAAACGTTCCTGGGGCTTTAGCACGAAGCTTCTCCATAGACTGGTTTAGGGTGGCTTCAGTGTTCTGTCTTTGTAGAGTGATGCCATCTTGAATGGCTTTGTGCTCTGCCCTCACCTGTGTGCGTATGATGTTCTCTGCGTCTACAGTTTTACCTGCGGCTTCGTCAGAATTACGCTTAACCCAACCCTCCACAGATCTCACTATGGCTTCTGCACCACTAACCTCATTCATTGGATCTGCATCAAACTTTGTTAAGTCCTTTTGGGCTAGTACATTCTGTCTGAAGGAATGCTCCAAAGATAGGGCTAAGTCATCTCCAGATGCCTCACCCACTGTCAGGGTGATGTCCTCCCCAGTGGCCTCCCTAACACCCTTAAGCAATCCAGCTTGAACCTCCTGTTGTTCTGTAAGGGCCTCTCTAAGTCTAGTTACAACACCGTCGGAGATGTTCTTACCTGTGGACATCTTGTAAACGGCCTTAACGCTTCCCATAAGCGATTGCACACCCACAGTACCGACCAGGGCCAACAGAGCTTCCTTAGCTGGACCCCCTGTAAGTATCTCCTCATCTGAAAGAGCCTCGTCACTTATCCCCTTACCATACTTCATTAACAGTAGATTGGATACATGTCCGAAATAGGTGCCTGCTGCATCACCCACTACACCCGCCACTATCGCTCCAGGGCCTGAGGCTATGGTTGCTGCACCCGCAGCGCCACCGCCACCAACACTCATCAGGAAAGGAAGCCCCTCACCAACTATGTAGGATGTAATGTCATCAGCAGTGAGTCCCATTTCATTAACCAGAGCCCAACGCTTGCTTCCGTCTTCCAACACCACTAAGCGCTGAAGCTCTCCGTCCTGGCGTCTCACCTTGCCTTCGAATGCCTCATTGAGTACAGTTACCTGCCGCTCAGAGTCCAGGCTTTTAGTGAGTTCTACATAAGCTCTTTCAGAAAACTCCGAGGGAAAGTCTGTCAGAACACCCTTCTCCCTGAAGGCAACCTCCGTAGGAGAAGGCCCTGTAACGGGGAGAGAAGGGGCTGCCTCTCCTGGCAGTTGCTCTATTCCCAGGGCTTCCAAGTCTACAGGAGGCTGAGCGGGCTCCGTAGGGAGGGGAGAAACATCTACCCCCTCCTCCCCAGGCTGGACAGGAGGAGCCTCATCAAACTGACCGAGGAAAGATTCCATGTCCTGAGGTTTGTCATCTTCCTCATCAAATTGACTAAGGAATTGATCCATTGTTTGTTCAGCCATTACATACTCCTAGTTGGGTTGTTGAATATACTTTCTCATTCCTTTAGGCCACCTGGCCCAAGCAACCTGCTTCTCTTCACGGGACATGCTATTATATTTGTTGACAGCTTTAGGTATATTAGGATTTAGTGCAAATCTATCTCCTGTCAGATCGGCTCTAGTGTCCTTGAACAACTTATCCAAAGACGCCTTAGGGAACGAAGCATTCACAGCCTCTTTTCCTTCCTGAGGAATACCACGCTCGTAGAAGTTATCTACAGAACTTTGGGAGTCGTCGATTAGGCTAATAAGCTTAGCTTGAACAACCTTAGGATCTGAAGAGTTGCCCGCCAATGCGGTGAGCTGATCCTTGTACTCACGCGCACTGACATCCTTGCCGGATTGGCCATTCATGCCCAGCTTGGCATAAGTCATGATGAGCATAGCATCTTTATACTGGGCGTTGGCAACAAGAAGTTTGCCCACTTCACTATCGCCAGCTATGCCCTCCCAAAAACTGTCATCCTGTACAAAGGAGTTTATCTTGTCAGCTTCTGCCTTAGGAACACCACCCCTCACTATGCCTGCGAATGCACTTACTTCGGCCTTAGCGTTGGTGAATGCATTAATAATGGCTGGGGCCACTGTTGCGGGAGCGCCTGGGGCGATGTTTAGGGCTTTGTAAGCCTTAGTGAGGCTATTCATCATCCTACCAGCACTGAGGTTCACATCACGTGTGCGCTCAATAGAGGCACCATGTATACGGGCCAAAGCTGGGCTCTTAGGTGTTACATGCTTAATCTCAAGCCACTTTGAGCTGTCCAGTGTCTCTACCTTACCGCTCTCATCAATAGTGGAGAGTTGGCCAGTGTCACTGTCATAGCTACCACTTATCTCTTCACCTGTCTCCTTGTTAATGAGTGTCTGACTCTGGAAGGACTTATCCAAGTCATTCGCTATGCCAGCAAGCTTAAGTGCATTGAGGGCCTGTGTCTTTTCTGCTTCTGACTTGCTGGGGTCTGTCAACCACGGAGTGAACTTATTGCTAATGGCAAGCTTCTCAGACAGGTCACTCAACTTCGGATCTGCACGTGTTTGATCGAACTTAATCTGTCCTTCTAACTGAGCAATTTCCTTCTGTAGGCGGGCCTTCGTCACAGGATCAGCACCACTCATCTGAGCCTGCTTTTCTGCAATCAAGTTTTGCCTTCCAGCGAGGGTTCCTGCCGCTGGGGCTGCCGGAGAGACCTCTGCTTGGAGGTCTTTAATCTCTTGCAGAATCTCGGGAGTTTGTGGCCCCTCCCTCAGTGTACGAATCCTCTCCTGTAGTTGTACAATCTCTGGGCCTTTCTCCTCAATCACTGGAGAAACAAATCCACCCTCAGGTAGAGTTACACCAGGGCCTGCTACAGGGCGAGGTGCTCCAAATGTACGCTTCTTAACATCGATGTCAACCACCTTGATTGACTCCAACATCCTGTCTATATCTTCCTGCGTAAGGGAAGACTGAGATTTATTTACAAACTTGGTGGAGTCTGATCCCGTCAGTCCTTGGGTTTTAGCCAATTGTGCGTAAAATTCCTGTGTATACTGCTGGGGGTTGGCCCTAAACTTAGCCGCATTCTCCCTTCGCTTGATATTACTCTCTATCGTTGCCTTAGCTTTATGAGTGAAGATGCCATCCTCCAGGTCTTTATCCTTCTGGAGGCTTTCCCAAGCTCGCTTACGTTTCTTCTCGGCTTCTTTATATTCCAGCTCTAGGGCAAATCCAACACCACCTACGAGTCCTGAAAGGAAATTACTGGCCATTGCTTGCCTCCGGAGCTAATAGACTAATCACTTCTTCTTCTACTTCCTGTATAGCTGCACTCTCAAGCACATCCATGCCGGAAGAATCAAAGTGTTGGGCGTCTCTAAATTTCATAGGTGCCCCCACTTGAGAGGCAATCCACATAATAACGAACAATACAGGCTCCACCAATAGATGGGCCATGTCAGTGTTCCACTTCCCGGACACAACTCCCTGCTCAATATAGGCAGAAGCAACGCGGTCCATAAATATCTCTCCATCCTTAAGGAGCTTCACCATATCCCCTATCTTATCTTTGGACGTAAGATCGTCAAATATCTTACCTACAGTGGCATTAATTTCCGTATCCTCTGTAGGAGATTCAATAGCCAACTTGGAGGCTGGATCTTGTGTGAGTCCTTGACCTGGGATGGGGGCGTTAGTTAATGTTGATTCAATCATTTCTCTATCTCTCCTCCCAGAAGGCTCTCTGATTCAGCATCAGCAGCGTCTCGGGCTTCTGTTTCCCTACGTTGCTTTTGTACAGCTATCTTGTCGGATAACAATCCCTGGAACAGGGGAATGAAATTCTTCAAGTCTTCTGTAGTTTCGTCCTTGCCGAGTGCAGGAGCCTGCTCTAAGCCTTCCTCCCACCTACTAATCACCTGAGTGGCTGCTTCAATGCCCTGGCTAACCTTGGCAGCGTATCCACGTCCCTTGACGTTCTTAAGCGCTCCCGTAGCTAGGGAACTGTCCCTGCCGAAGGAGTCAGATAGTTGACGGGCATTACCCGGCATATACATCATCAATCCCAGCGTACTAACCACAGCAAACTTACCCATGGAATGGGGGTTTTCACTAAGCTCCTCAGGCATCTCAGAGATGTCCTCAAGGATGGTGTCCCAATATTCATCTGACAGGTCCATAATCTCTTTAGACTTCTTCCGTGTCATCTCTTTCAACCAACTTAAATTAGACATTATGCCCCCTTAATCAAATGCTTTTTGTAGCCAAGCCCAGCCATCAGAGATGACACCCTCATCATCTTCATCCCCAAACAGGAAGTCAGAAGCTTCTCCCAACACCTCACCCACACCACCAGCTTGATTGATGCCGTAGCCCACAACTTTGGACATGGCATTGACATAAGCTGTATCACTGGCCGAGTCAGATTGCATAGCGCCTAACAGGAGGCGGGTCTGCCTATCCATCTCATTCTGTTCACTTTGATTTGCCCAGTTAGCTAAGTCTCTGGCAGCCTGCCAGCGATTGGACATGTCTTGTGATGTTAATTGATTACGAGCGTTAGCGTCATTCATGTTAGCAGCGTTAGTGGCCGCTGTGTCAGATAGATTGGCTTGTCGTCTCCACCCTACATTAGACTGAGAGATGGCACTAGCTTGGGAGGAGTTAAATTGCTCCACTTGAGTTTGCATTTGGGAATTGAACTGAGCCATGCTGTTAGTTTGGCCAGCATTAAACTGATCAACTGCCGTAATCCTTGCAGCGTTGTTCTGTGCAATGGAGGATTTCATCTGAGCATTAAACTGTTGTGTCTGTTGCTCTGATACGGAGTTGAATTGTGTAGCGGCGTTCTCAGCAGACTGGTCGCTCAGTAATACTTGCTGTTGGTTTTGAGCACTAAGCATATTAGCTTGTTGCTCATTATTCAGGTTTTGTACAGCAATCTGTTGGGCATTGCCAAGGTTAATCTCAGAACGTCTCTGAAGGGCCTGAGCATTCGCCTGGGCGATGGGTAGAGCAGTCTGCATGATTACATTAGTAAGCTCTGCCTGCCCTATAGAGGACCGTGAGAGGCCCCTCTTCTGTAGCTGCCTATCTACAGAGGCTACAGCACCCTGTGCCCATAGTGGAATATCTCCACTCTCTAGGCCGATGGTGAGTTCAGCGAGCTGTTCACTAACAAGCTCACTTGTCTTCAGGTCACGTTCAATAGCTGTGCCTTCAGCCGCTTCAGCTATAGCTCCCTGCTCCACTAGAGTGGCGTCAATAGGGGCTACACCCTCCACCTGTCCCACATCCTCACTTACAACCTGTGCTGTAGCTTGAGCGGCTTCCACAGGGGCAGGAGCTTGTATATTAAACTCTGTAGGATCGGCTATCGTTTCCGGCCCTGTGTCTACATTAGCCACCTCAGTGGGGGCGATTGCAGGCAACTGTGGTACACCTGTAGCCAGGGCCCCTACTGGATCTTCTCGTTGGAGCTCAGCAGAGGATAGGAGAGACTGCCGTACTCCCGCTGTCCCACCCTGCCCCTCTGCTGTGAATGCGGCTATGCCTTCTTCACCTGCATCCCTACCCAACACTTCTTGGAATAGTTCGTTAACTTCTGCTTCTGAAAGTGCCACCAGAATCTCCTTAATAAAATGTTATACGAAGCGACGACGCCTGTCTTCGAAATGTTCTTTGAATCTCTCAGGACTCCTCACTGTGGGGATGTCTACAGGGCCTGCTTCTGGATCTAGTAGGCTGCCCACCTCTCCTGGGCTCCTCACTCTAAGGCCAGCAATTTCTTCCTTCACAGCCCTTGTTGCCACACTCTTTACCCCGGAGCCAACTACACCTGCCGTGATGGCCCCAGGAATTCCACCTCCCACAGCCTGTCCCACTGTCGATCCAAGGGACCTTGATATAGGCCCTACTACAGCTCCTACAGAGGTGTTTATGGCTAAGTCAGCCACTGACGAGAGTAGAGCATCCTGAGGGCTTACCCCAAACTCTGTGAGACCCTTCCTTGCAGTGGAGGCTGCAAAGCCAAGGGCAGGATTAACTGCCCCCAGGATGCCTACACCGATGCTTGTGAGAGTGGGGTGAGCCTTCATGAACAAAGATACATCATCCGAGAATGACAAAGATTCGAACTGGAAGTCTGTGGCGAAATCCCCACTATCAAATAAGGAGCTTTCTACCTCATCAAAAGAGAAATCAAATCCCGTGCCCACGTCCCCTACATCAAAATCTATGTCCTCTGTGGGGTCGTCGAATACGGAGCCTAGGTCTAGCCCAGGCCCTTTAGGGTTCGTCCCCACACTACCAAATATATCGTCTACGGAGAAGTCGAAGTCGCCTCCAAAGGAATCGTCATCAAAGCCAACTCCTGTGTCATCTCCACCTATTCCCTCGCCTTCACCTATTGCCATTGTTTTCTCCTAATAGCACATTATAACACACTTCTGTGCTGTGTCAACCTACCAAGAGATAACTTTGACATCATTGGGCGTGGCAGCTACAAGGACAGCATCCTCTAGGCCCTGCTTCTTGCCCAATTCGGCACCATAATTGGTGGCCCATAGGTCGGCTTTAATGATGACGCGAGTTACGAGAGCACTTACAGTGGTGGCTCCTGCGGCAGCCATAGCCGTCAGCAGAGGAACAGATGCTCCAGTATCTAAGACGTAGGCCCTAGCCTCACTCTCTTGCTTATCCCAAGACTTGATTTCATCGTCGGTGTACCATTCCTTCATTATGGTGATTACACCTACGAAGGCGTTGTTCACCTCATCATTCTTGTTCTGTTTAAGCTCAGCCAGAGGTATATATTCTACCGTCCAATCGCACGTTACCTCTGGGGTCTCACTTACATAAGTGTAGGTGGGGCCAGTAAGTCGTTGAGAGTACGTGTCGTAAGCAGGCTTCGTACCTGTGATTGGTATGAGGCCGGAAGCGATGTAAGTGCTATCCGGGCTTGAGTTCCCGAAACGCTTACCGCCATGGATAGCACCCCGTGGGACTCTGATAGCTTTAATCTCGCTGTCCACTACGTATGCAAAATATTCTGAAAGCATTTTACTTATCCTTTAACGTCGCTGCCCGCGACAATTGTACCGTTTACTGTGAAATTGCCACCAGTACCTGAGTTAAGCCCTAGATTGGATGAGTCTTCAAACTTCATGTAAACCACTGGCTGTACTCCAGCCTTATCCAAACCTTTATCGCCCTGATCTACAGGTAAATTAAAAGCGTCAACAAACAACAATCTGTTTGCTTCGCTGGTAAAATCAATATAAGCGTCATTAAACCACAGAAAACCTAGTTCACCATCTGTGAAATCAGTGCCTGCGGTTGATGCACCTATTGCCGACTTGGTTTCTGAGAAGTCTATTAGGTCATCAGTATAAGTCGTCCACGTTGGTGTGGTAATGACGTTATCAATGATAATTTCTCGGTTACTGGCGTTCGCCAGGTCAACGCAGATTAGACAGGTTGACCATGTAGTGGTGGTGAATGCTGTTGCTACAGTAACACTCAATATCTGAGTACCACCTGAATTAAAACCGTCGATAGTCAGTGTAGTGCCAGAGGTATAGACAGAGAATCGTATAACATCACCTGATGTGCCAATAGTGAACACCCGATCAGTTCCCGTCAGCGTATCGTTATTGATTCCGAAAGCCATTGCAAACGCTTTACCATCTGCTGCATTGTCCAGTGATGTAGCTTTACTTAGAGAACCAGTCGAGCCGTCAAATTCTGCGGATCTTGCCCAAAACTCACTAGGTCCACGAGCACCTAAAAAAGGCCCACTAGTGACTGTGAAGTCACCACCTGTGCCCAGGTTATTACCTGCATCATCGGCACAGAAGGGGAGATAAATGAGTGGTGAGGACCCTGTAGGAAGTTCACCGGACTCCCCTAAATACCTTGGCTTACCTGTAACGGAATTAAAGAATGGGTTGCCACTAGCCAAATCTATGAATTCATTGCCTAAGTAAAAATCACTTAAATCACCATTGAATTTTGTAGCCCCCGCTGTTGTAGCTCCTACGCTATGGTCAGTATCTGTAAAATCTATTGTATCATCAGTGTATGTAGTAACAGTGAGAGATTGAGAGACACTGCCATAGAAAATAAATCTATTCGCTGCATTCGCAAGATCGAAAGAGGCTGATACAGTTCTTACAGAATCAAGTGGGATAGCTGGTCCAGACACATCAAGAATCGTTGTACCCGCGGAATTCTTGCCCACAAACCTGACAGTTCTAGTAGCCGTAAAAGTAACTTCAATCCTAGTATTAGCTGTTGAGTATATATGGTCTATACCAGCGGCATCACTTTTGAGACTAAACGCACATGTTAACAACTTAGTATCGGTTGCTCCTGTTAATCCAGCGCCGCGAGTCAGGAAATCAGCACTGCCGTCAAGATCACTGGCAGAACTATTATACTGATTAGGCCCTCTTCCGCTTCGTGCAATAGTTCCATTCAATGTGAAATCACCACCTGTACCTAAGTTGACAAAGGCTGTAGTGGGATCGTCCATTGCCAGATAGAGTATGGGGGATAGTGATGCTTGATCAGCAGCGGGGATAAGTCCACGCTCACTATCTATGGTTGTGAATAAACGACGGTTGGCTGCTATCGTTAGGTCGCGGAATGTATAATCTAGAAATACTTGGGCTAAACGACCGTCCCTGGTTACAGCAACCAACTCGCCAACTGAGTGAGTTGTATTGGTAAAATTTATAGTGTCATCTGTGTAAGTGACAACTGTGGGCGTTTTCTGGGCGTCATTAATATAGATATGACGTTTGCCCGTATCAGTAAGGTCAACAGATACAAGCATGTGGACAAAAGTTTTGAGCGGTATATCAATACCCTGTAAATTTAATATTTCGGTATCGCTTGTATTATGCCCACGGATAAACAGAACATCACTTGATACAAAAATACCAAACCCGGTATTGCTGTCTGATGGATTCGCTGCGTAAATGGGTTGCAGACCTGTACCTGAATTATAAAACCAGGCACTAAATGTGAATGTTTTACCATCAGCGTTCCCTGTCAGATCACTTGCCCGACTGAAGAAATCATTGGTGCCATCAAGATCCACAGACTCGGGAGGCACCACATCATCTCGTCCACCGAGAAGTAGTAGGTTATTCATTTACACTATACTCCCAAACAGTAGTTTGACAAATACCTTGGTGCCTCCATCCCTTGTATATAGTTGGGCAACACTTGTCTCTGTACCAGCAGCCCATGTAGGCTCAGTGCCGCCATCAAATACAACAGCAGCAGGCCATGTGAAGGTGTGGTCTCCAGCACCCAGCATCTCTACAAACCACACAACAGCTTTACCTGTAGATGGGATGTTGGAAAAGGTTAGGGTGATATCTGTAGTTGGCTCTAAAGAGAACACATTAGCTACAGAGAGGTCGAAGTTTTGGGTAGTGGAGACAGAGCCTAAGTTTGTTACAGCAGCAGGCAAATCCTTAAAGGTATTCTCTGCACCATCAAGTTGCCCCGCGAGTACAGGAGTAGCTGCGATAACAAACTTGGCGTCAGCATCAGTGGCCACTTCTTCGATAGCTGCTTGAGTGTCGGTGGCAATTATAGCTCCAGCAGGAGCAAAAGTAATTTGAGAAGCTGTAATGGGAATCTCTGCCTGGATTTCCTCCAGTGCTGCCTGTGTATTGGTGGCAGCGATAGTGCCGAATGCTGAGGAAGGCAGCAAGGCTGCTGTAGTAATTCCACTAGACGTAGCTGGCGTCAGAGTGTCTAGTTTAGCTCCATCAACACTAACGTCCCGTCCATCCACGTTGCCCGTGACAGTGATGCTGCCTGTAACAGCAGCACCGGCATCCAGCGTAAGTACACCCGTCACTTGGTGTGTACCTGTAGTCTTGGCACCACCGGCTACAATTTCTACCTTATCAGTGCCCGCTACGTCAGATATGAGAGGTACAGGGGCACCTTCCGTGGCAGAGCCATTATGGGTGTGTCCGCCTGACGCAGCCATAGCTGCCTCAACTTGGTTAAATTCATTATTGCCGTGTTCAGCGAGGATGGTATCCCCATCGACGAACACTTCTTGTCTATCATACCCAGCCATTAGTATCTCCCATTAGCTACGAAACTAACTGAAACGCCCTGTATAGTGAAGGGGCCAGTTGTTCCACGAGAAGTAAATGTTAAGTCAAAAGCTTTTCCTGACCCCTGTACATCAAACATAAGAGTCTCTTTTGACCCAGCCCCATAAGTGGCTGTCGCATACGCCCCAGTTCCGTATGTACTATCTGGGAGTGTATTGTCTGTGGTGTAGATGCCTGGACTTATAGCATTAGCATCGTCCGTATCAAAAGCTATCTTGAAGCCGTAGTTGTAAGCTACACCTTCTCCCTTGGAGTAGACTCTCATCTTGTACAGAGTTTTCCTAACCTCTGGGTCTCCTAGGACAAGGTAGGAAACTTTAAAGGAGGCACCTATCGCGCTTCCATCAAAGGTTGTGCCCGTGTTATGTTCGAAAGTGTTGTCACGACCCTTAACATTAGTGACATGATACACTTTCTCCACGCCTGAATCGTTGTAATAGGAGTTGATATTCCAGATGGGCATAGAGGAGAAGGTATTCCACTCCCACACTAGATTGCCATTGACATTCTTAAGTATTCCACCCACACCCACTTGAGTTACGTCATTGACATCCTTATTATGGAAGAAGAGTCTATAATTACCTCTCTTACGGATAACTACAGAGGACACAGAGAGGGTATCTATTACACTGATGAGGTCAGGGAATATATCGTTTATGGCGTGAGACGTGGCACCAAGAGCTATATCATCTAGCTTATCTGTACCAGCCAGAGTTCTTAGGCCATCAGCAGATAGGAATAATAGATCACCACCCACCTCCTGTACAGACCCTGCTGCCAAACACCCTAGTCTAGTTGTAATTGGAAGCACAGCCTCATTAACTGGATCAGCAATATCTGTAAAGGAGTGGATGCTGTCTCTACCAAAGATGATGGCTCTCTCCCGAAAGCTTCTCACCACCTCAACTTGATCTGTTATCTGCACCAAACCTCCGTTAACCATATCAAATGGGTCGAAGAGATCTGAGTAGTACACTGTGGTTTTATTGGCAGGATCTTTCCCGTAGAGGAACCTGTCACCAAGAGCTGCCACCGTGGAAGGGAACCTACTAGTTCCTCCCCAATCGGCTGCTGTGGCTTCTTCGTATTTGTATTCTATTGTGCTAGCATTGTCATGAATAACCAACCTAGTGAGAGGGTTGGAGCCGATGGTGTCAACAAAAATCAGCTCTTCGTCAGTGCCATTGTGCCATATGGCGAAGTCATACGCCTCAAACCCTGTAGTTGTACGAGGGAGGGCACTCAATCCAGCTAGTGTAGCTTCATCAACAAAAGCACCTGATGTATCTTTATTCACTTGAATCCAAGTGATACCATCCGTACTGTACCAAACCTTGCCGTCCCTCACCGTCACTACACCCCTAAAATAAGGGATTGTAGCTACAGATAGAATATCAACGTCTACGACGCCAGGGATTGTAGCACTGGTGGTTCCCAACTTCTGAAATCCATCTATTCTACGATAACCGCCTCTGACATCTGCTTCGAAGTTGGTCATAGACTCACACCAACCAGGAGACTCTATGGCATCTAGTTCAGTGTTTGCAAGGTTAAGGCCGCCCTGAAATTTTATAATCGATGTTCTTTCTTCAGTAGGCATTAGCCTCTCCCTAAATTGACCGAGCCCTAGTAAACTCAGGTGTTGTCCGTCGTGCTCTCATCTTGGCAACCGCTAGCTCGTATTCCTTACCAGCTCGTGAGGCTTTCTTCTGGTCGTCCTTAAAATCCCATAAGTAGTAACGCACTCTGGCTACGAGGACATTATAGAATTGATCAGGGAATGGGATGACATCTGTGGAGGCAGACAAAAATGTGGCAAGCCTCCAAGAATTAAAATCTATTGTATAAACATCATCTGGAACTGGAGATAAGCCAAACTGGTTCTTCTCATCTGTCTCGATGATGTGGATTGGTCTAGCCTTGGAATCAGCAGGAGCATCTCCCTGCCTGAACATCAAATCCCACTCTGCATAGGTGATTCGTTGTAGGGGTTGTGAGCCTCCCAATGAATCTGTCAAGTAGAAGGTGTCAAAATCCACCTCTGCTGGAACAGTGGCCCCAAAAGCATACCATTGGTCGCCATCTACCGTAGATACAGTAGAGGGTGTAAGAACAGTGTCTTCCTTCAACCACTCCCACTCAGTGCTTTCGTTAGCCATATCCATCAAGGATCTGTTAACAGCCTCTTTGGCGAATGCCTGTATTCCTCTGGCACTCAGGAACGTGGTTGCAGTGAGTGTCACTTCGTTGGCGTCTAGGAGGCCAATATTTATAATCTCTAAGTAAGTCTTACTCAAGGTTTTACTCCTCCATAAACTAAAAAGGGAGAAGCGAAGTTTCCCTCACTTCTCCCTATATGTTGCTACACTAGGCAGCTAACCCTTACGCCAGTACGTCAGCGTATGTGCAGTGTGCCACAGACAAACTCTCTGGGCGAACTACACCACGAGCGTATACGTGCAAACCACGTACAACGTCCGCGAAGGTGTCTGGAGAACGGAAGCTCTCAGTGTTGGTGATTGCAGAAGCAGTCGCAACAGCAGACATGTGACCAGCGATGATGATATCAGCATCAACCACCGGAGTACCACCCGTAGAGGTGAACTTGGGTACGTTGTTAGTCTTGAATACCTTGAATCCACGAAGTGGGTTGGCTGCTACCAAACCATTCTTCAGGGATTGACCACCGCCATTGAAGTCGGTGTTCAAGATATCAGCACCAGCAGCTACCAAGCTCTCCAGGAAGCGAGGGCTTACAACCACATATCGACCTTCCTCAGGAACTTCCTGATCGTCCAACAGACGACCGAAGCGAGAGATGAGGTTGAGGGGGTTGGTTTCACCAGCACCATAACCGATGGTCAGGATGTTGGCAGTAGTCTGGTCGTTCACTTGGTTGGCAGCAAGAGCTTGGGTGCTCATGAATGTCAACACTTCCTTGTCAAACTTATTCTTCAGCGCGTAAGCACCGCCAGAAGTTGCCAAGTCTTTCCAGCCAACGTGAGCCAGCTTAGATTCCAGGTCATCAACCTGGAACGCAAACTTGTTCGCTTGGTCAATGGTGAGGGTTAGCTCATCATCAATCAGCGCTTGGCTGGTGACGGTTTGGCCACGAGTGTATGAATCGACAGTGATTACTGGCTCTTTGATGACACGTACTGTATCACCGAAACCAGAGATTTCACCAAAGTATTCGTTGTTAGTGATTCCTTCCACAATGGAAGCAGTTCGGAAGAACTTGAGGGCTTTCTGGGAGAAGATTGTTGCCAACCAATTACCAGTACCTCCACCAGCTCCACCAAAGTTAGTAGTACTGGCACCTGCGAAATTAGACATTTGTCTTTCCTTAAATTATTTTATCGAGACATGTCCACCCGATTTTCTGCATAAGCCTTGTCAATCTCGTCCTCGACTAATTCATATTCTTCAGGACGGAGTTTCATAATATCACTACGTGTCCAGATTTTATGACCTTGGTCATCTGTCAACGGAGCAGAATTAGAGCTAATTGCATCAGCAGCAGAAGCTGCATTGGGGGTGGGCTCATTAGTATTGCTAGCTTGTGCTTTGAACAAATCCAAAGCCGCGATAGCCAACTCTGCGTTATCAGGGTTTCTATAAACCCAATTATATACATCTCCACCTTTTTGTGGAACAATCCAGGCTTTGAATGTATCTGAATTCACAATCTCTGAGAAGTCAGGGTATTTAGCTAAGATGATATTCCGTGCCTTTTCCGCCTTGCTTTGATTAACATCACTCTCCACTGCGGTTACACGTTCTCCGAGTTGAGCTGAGTCACCAAATTCCTGTCGGAACACGGTAAGCATCATATTGTAAACCCCAGGTTCCGTTTCTTTAAACGCCTCAATCTCCTCAGGAGTAGATGGCAGTTTAGTGGAAGCCTGTGCCTGCTTCACTTCTTCTAGGAGACGATGTTTCTCCCGGTCGGAGTGGGACTGCAAATCCCTATAACGCTTCTCCCAATTAATACCATCAGATGTAACTCCTGTTCCTTGTTCGGGTGTACCAGCGCTTTCGACAGGCGCGGCTCCCAGCAAAGTGTTAGAAGTGTCAGTGGAAGTAGTTGGAGCTACAGCGAGTAAACTAGTCATAACAATAAGTCCTTAAGTCTGATTTCAGTGAGGTGCCCGATGCATTCGGATTTCAAATCTCACAGAGTTCAAGGTGTGGGCCCGTTATTGGGCTTCGTTTGTGTGTTTAAGCATTACGCTCTTTCACAAACTGTTTGGATTGATCGGTTAATCTCAGGAGAGTGTCGAGTTCCCTGATTTGGCCTTTCAAGAGGTTACTTTCATCGGCGTCCAAAGTATTGAGCAGAGCGGTGATTCTCATCTCCCTCTGCTTCATGAAGTGCTCCTTTACGAACTGCCAGCTTGGGTTGAGTACAGCCCTTGCTAAGTCAATGTTCATTGAGGAGGTGCCTCCCTACCATTAACGCCTGCTTGGTTCCCTGCTCCGGCATTATTGCCGGTGAAACCTTGTTGCCCCGGAAGGGGATTCTCTGGTGAAGGATTTTCTCCTCCCGCCCTTGGTTGCATACCAGCGGCACCCATGGCACCCATCAGTCTAGCGTAGAATTGCGCTTCGTCTGGGTTGTTCAGGATCTCTTCAGGGTCCATGTCCATGGAAAGTGCCAGGTCTTTTAAGATGACCGGGAGTTTCACTAGAGGTGCCAACGCGGGGTTAGCACTAATTTGCAAGAAGGTTTGAATACGTTGCGCATTCACCTCTTGCATCTGGAGACTCTTAGCTCCCATAGGGGAGATATCTAAGTCACCAACTATCTCTGGCATCTCTGCCGAATTAAATTGCATATTCCAATTGAAGTAGGCGCGCCCTAATGGGCGAAGGAGGTGCTCATCGATATTACGAATAACGGTTTTAATATTCAAACTCGCGTTATTCAGTAGCATTGACATTCCACCAGCGGTACGTCCAAATCCACTCACTCCAGTTTGACCGTGTGAGATGGAGGGAATACCTGTAGCTTCGTCCGCGTGTTGCCTAAACTCTCGCATCATAGCCAAATTAGACTGCGATGTGTCTTGGAATTTAATGGCATTAATGGCGCTTCCACTAAAGCCTGCCTGTCTCTTAAATATCTTGCCAGGGTAGAGTGTCATTTCCTGACCTTCCACCAGAGCGCTCTCATCAACGTCTAGAATAACGTTGCCTGCCAAGGCAGCATTCTCTACACTAAGACGAGCAAAGCCGTTCATAAGCTTCTGAGAGTCCTCCATGGCTTCAGGTACACCAGTACCTTCAATCTGGTAGGGCTTCTCTTCGTAAGGAATAACGTAGTAAGGAATACGTGCAGGCTGGAATGGATTTAATACCAACCGAAGTACCCGGCTGCCACTATACCACATATTAATCTGCAATGTGTCTCCACTATCCTCAGGAACCTCTATACCACGTTCCCGAATATCCTCTGTAGGCATGTAGCCCCAGAACTCCCAAACCTCAAAGCGGTTGATGGGGGTGCCGTTATTAGATTCGTTTAATTGGCTCTCATGGCTCCCTTCAGTGTAGTTGGGTCCATCTGCTATTACACCGTCAATCTCATTTTCATCAAAGTCAGATCGTTGCTTCAGCTCCAACACTTGACGAGCCGTAAATCTATGCTTCTCTGCCACCCAATCTGCATCCTCCATAGAGGTTGCTTCAGGATCTACGAATAAGTTCCAATAGGAGACAAAGCTAATTTGAGGAAACTTCTTCTGGATGGGCCTATACTGCATCACTCCAGCATCGTCTCTCTCCCAATTAGGAAGCGTCTTTGTTACGTTGAAGGGGCCTTTCAAAGCTCCCACTCCCAACATGCAACACTCAAAGATAGTTTGGCGAAGATGGGTGTTGGCTCTGCCAGACATGAGCTGATCTTGAATCAGCATATCCATCTTAGTGGCGGCCATCTTAGCTGGGCGAATTTGGGGTTCACCCATCCGTCCTGGGCCTTCCGTGATGCCCTCCTCTCCACCCAAGTCTTCCTCTGCTCCACCTAGGAAGCTGAGGTTGCCAATAGTGGCTCCGGGAGTAAGCTCAAATCCATCTCCCGCAAATCCAACTCCACCATCTGGTGTGGGAGCTTGCTGTTCAGGAGGGGCTCCTTGCTCCTCTGGGGATGGTTCCCCACCTAAGTGGGCGAGCTTGGCTACACCATCAGGATTTCTGGACTCCTTAATCTGAATAGGGAATCGAGAATCTGATAGGAGGGCTTCAATAATCTGAGCAAAAGCTGCTCGTGTCTTAACGGTGGTTGTCCGCATATAGACGTCAGCAAGTTCTGTCTCTTGTCGGAGCTTGTCGTTAGTATTGTCTAGGCCTTTAAAAGATTGGACATTACGGAACATCCGATCTTCTTTCTCAAATTTGTTGGCCTTGGCGGTTTCCACCTTAGACATAACTTCAGCAGCTAGGTCGTCAACTTTAAACTCTTGTGCTACCGCATCTTCAGTGGCGAAGGAGCCTACACCTGAGGCATCCAACATTGCTCCTGCGAGTTCTGAGGGATTTTGTGCCCCTAGGATATTGTGTGGCATCTTCTCTCCATTCAGCTGAACAAACTATTAATATGCGTCCATTGTGTATCTTGCTTATTCTGCAAGAACTGGTCTCTGGACGTTTGCACCCGTGGGCGACTCATTAATGCATATCGAAGGGCGTCATACAAATCGTTATGCCTGCCATTCAATCTAGTTTGTTTAATGTCCTCAGCAGTGGTTTCTTTATCACCACGTTTGAGGGATTGTAGTTCACGTATAAGCTTAGGACAACTGTCGAGGACTACTAGTCCAGGAGCGCCATCATCTAGTGGGGCTAATCGCGCATGTATTTGGTCCTTGCCCGCCCTACGGTTCTTGTCAGCACGCCGCATTCTGAGTCCTGCACGCTGCATAGATTGGCCTACAGAGGGGCCTGGTTGGCCTGTAGCAGCCCAGCAATTCCAATCCACTACGTGGTCTATGGAGACAAGCTCCTCCCTCTCTTCTAGCAGGATGGCTTTGGCGAAATCAAACCCGTACAAACCAGACTTTGCAAACTCCCTATACACAACAATCTGTCTTGTATTAGGATTAACAGCACACCATACTACAGCAGCGTTATCCACATAGCCGGGGTCAATACCAGCAAAGCGATTCCAATGTAGAGGGATATGCTCCTCTGCGCTGATAACATGCGTCTCCTTACTAAACTCTGGGAATGCACTATCATCACTGACATTCCAATCTCCTTCAAGAAGCTGTCGTCTCTCCACTTCAGACATGGAGGACAGCATCTTTACATACTGTCCTTCACCATTCTGATATATATATGGATTATCTGAGACAAGGGACGGAATGAATTTATAAGTGAGGCCAACATTATCCCTAAAAGTGGTGTTGGGAGGAGCAGGATCAATAAATCGCTCCTTAACCCACAAACTGCCTGGGTTTGCAGTACATCGTATTGTTGGCTTGATAGGAAGAGTAGTACGTAAGCGAGACTTGAGATAATCAAATCCCTCAGGCGTTGCTTGCAATCCCAGCTCATCGAAGCCAACCCAAGCATATTGCTTTCCTTGATATTGATACTTATCTGCGGGATTGTCCAAGAATCCAAACTCCAAGATTCCCCCGGAAGGAAACCTAAATGTCTTCTCCTGTGTATTGTATTTAGCGCCAGGAAACATCATCGGATAGATTTCACGGGCGATGTCTATAAGCTCTCGAAGCTCTGGCATAGAGCGACGAATGATGACACCACGGTAGCCCTTCATGTGGGCGTAGCGTACGGCGTCAAACAGAATAGCATAGCTCTTACCGCCACCTGCTGCTCCGCCGTAAAGAACAAAGTCTTCATTGGCGGACAAAAACTTGTATTGCTTAGGCGTAGGAAGGAAAGCTACGGGGCGTCCTTCTGTCTCCTTCATAGCTTGCGAGTATAGGCTCTTCTGGAGTTCCTCAGGAAGCTCGTCTCTGGCTGCCCGTAGATAGGAGTCTACAGCAGGATTGTGAGATGTGGCCTTAGCCTTCCTCTCCACCTTAAGGTCTTCTGCAAGCTTCTTAGGGCTTACACCAGCCTTACGAGCCTTAGATGCTAGTACAGTTTTTCTAGTTCTCTCCTCCTTACGTATGAGGTCGAGTTCACGCTTCTCCTTGTCATATCTTACTTTGGCATGAGCCTTCTTCAAATCCTTTGTGTGTGGGTGAGCACCTGTTGCCGCCCTTACTTCGTTGAACATCCGTTGGCGGCGAGATATGTATTGCTCCTGGCTTTCACAAAGTCCAAGTTCTTTTTCAAGACGTTTAAATATTTTTGCCAAGGCATCTGCTGAGGGAATCGTAACGTCGTGTACATTCAATATCACCTTCGTCTTAGCCAAAGAGGTGCGTAAAGAACGGTTCTTAGCCCACCTCACATGGTAGAGTTCTTCAATGAGTAGCTTCTGTACCACGGTGTTGGGTATGTCAACGTTGTCTTCACACAGGCGTGTATATCCCTTAGGAGTGACACGTCCCCGTATTGTACGAGGATCGTTTACAAGCTTAACATAGGCATCCCTGATTTCGGGACACACCTTCTCCCACAATAGGAATGCATCTTCCATCACACAATACCTTTAGCGATCACCATTAGGGCTTCATCACACACATCATCAACAATATCACTATCAATATAAACATCATTAACACTCTTCATAGCGATGCGATGGGCCATATGAACCTGCTCATGCCCAGACGTATTGGGCTCTAAATACCAGGTAATGTGACGAATTCCGTCTTCATCTGGCTCTTTGCTGTCCGTCAGGAAAGGATAGCCGAAGTAGCCCTTCTTCTTAATAGAGAGAATACTAATCTGTGTCACGTAGGTTGATGTTGTCATATTGTGGGTCCACTTCAATTTCTTCTTGTTTACTTGGGAGTACGAACAGAGGGCTTACACTTTCATCGCTAGATGTAATGTCGATGGCCACCTGCTTGCCTATACCCATTCTATCCAGGGTAGACTCTGCTGCCTTAAGCCTCAGTTCTCCCCGAGGGACAGTTCCGTCCTCACTCATACTTGCCTCTAGCTGCTCTACAGCCTTTACAGCTTTGCTATTCACAAGGTCAAGAGTACGACTCCGTATTTCTTCACGGCATGCCTTCAATAGCTGGCTATGATAGTTGGGGGTGTACCCTGCTGCTGCACAGGAGGCAATACTATTCCCGTATGTCTCACTGTCCTTATCAAAGAAGCAAGACATATATAATTCTTGTTGTGGCGTTAAATCAGCCATGATGGTTCCTCATTCATTTTTATTGGCTAATCTCCATTTCCTTCTTCAGTGTGACTCTTAGCCGCTCTAAGCGTTTTCGGGAGGCTTTGGGTGTAATAGACAAATATGTTCCGATGTCTTCGTGCCCGTGACCCTCGCATAACAGAAGCAGTATTTCTCTCTGAGCCATTGTGAGGGAAGATGTAGAAGAAAGTAGGTCTCGGTATTCGTCCTTATGGTCTTCGTTATAGCCATCTCCATCTTCCTCCATTAGCGAGAATGAAACAGCAGAGTAGGCTTGTCTCACCCTGTATAAATCAATTAGGCGCAGGTTGGTTACGTGGCGGATAAGGCCATAGTCCCATTCATCCTTAGAAGCCTTAAGGACAGGAATCGCCACTTCGTTGACAATCTCCTCGGGAGTCATCTCCCCATAACGCTGTACTTGGCGATTGAGGGGAGGATAGCCTAGCCGCTTCAACACTTGGGAGCGAATAATTTGGTAGCGCTTTGTTTCATTCATACAACATCCCGACACTGCCCATATTTAACATGATAGTGCTCTGTGGTGTCAACACCAGCTCTAGTGAGGTTGTCACATATAATACCCCTCAGGCAATCCTCTACCAAACCACTAGTCATGTGTTGCCACTCTGTACTTTTGAAAGACACAGAGGAATTAGGGAAGTCAATCACCCGGAACACAAAAGCATATCCACACAATTGTGCAGAATACTCATATTCATCGTCGTAATAAAACATTTTATGTAAAGTTTTCTTACTGCTCATACCTCATCCCATCCTTCTATTAAGCTAATATATTGCATTGTATGTCCCCTGTAATAGCCGTTGAAAGCCCTCTTCACCTTGTCTACACTCCCATGCCATACAGCATTAGGGAGGTGGGAAAGCTCCTCAGGCAGGTTGATGACGAGGCCCTGATATGATTTCCCAGGAGTTTGCCTGATTAGGACAATCATTCTTGCTCTTGAAGCATTGCCATAATCTCACGTTTGGCAATCCCTAATTGGTGGGCTTTAATTTGTTGTCGAGGTGTTAGGATGATTTGGACTTTCTTGTCCGAGAATACAGGGCTGCCGATGAATAGTGTATTGCCATCTTCTTGAAGGAACGTGTCATATTCAAAGATAGTGAAGTCATCCAGCACCCATGTACCAGAACCAGCGGGAGTGCCCTTCACTTTGGCTGGGCGTTTCTTACGATTGGCAGGTTTGTCGAACATCTTGTTCTTATTTCCATCTTTGAAGTTTGTCATCTGTCTCTTCCTCAATTGTTTTGAGCATGTGTAAGAATTCTTCTTCTGGCAACCAATATTTCTCTTTAAATTCCTCGTCTGTAAGCTTAAGGTCTTCCTCCCAAAGGACTTTGGCGATTGATATATTGTATCGTACCTCTGTAGTTCGTATGATGTACATGTCTAAGGGAGACATCTGGACAATTCCATCAACTAGTAAGGACATGGTGTGACCTCAATGCATGTTCTATAGAAGAAAAGGCCATAACCTTGGCATCCCCAATATACTTCTCCTCCTCATCTGTATAGGCGAAGGCACAAGCTGTCTCATTATACATGGCGAGGATGACGTTACGCCCTCCCTCATCCTTTCCTTTGAAATAGGGGATTTCGAAGTCGTCTATAGGAAAATAACCACTCTCCTCCACATTTAATTGCTTGCGGGCTTGCTCTTCAAAGTCTTTAAGTTGTTGGTGGTTCATCATACATGTCCCCCAGCGTCTAACATTCTTTAATTTAGGAAGGTCGGCTTGTAATCTCTCATCATCCTTACAATAAGTCACTAATGTCTCCATCACTCAAATCATTCATGGCCTCCACCTCTCGCATAACTTTACGTAAATGCGTAGGGCCTGCTATACGTTTTGTTTGGGCGAGTTCACAATTAAGGAACTTGTATTCCCACTGGGCATCATGTGCAATACGGGAGTTGATGTAGAATAGGTGGTCTCCCTCATAATACGTGTCATCAGTGATGTAGCTGTGGTCGATGAGGTAGGTGATGGCTCTATATGCACTACCCCGAGGCATTCCCGTAGCCTTATGGATGGTGGTGGATGTGATGAAAAGGGAGTCTCCATCCCACTTATCCAAAAGACACATCATTACAGCAGAGGCATTCTTATTGTCTGAGGCTAGCTTAGCCAATACTTTGAAATTTACCTTCATAATGTGTCCTTCTCTTCGTTTATATGCATTAATTATACCATGAAATGCTATTCTGTCAAGCTTTTTAGGAATATATAAGCCTATTCTAAATGAGAACCATTCTTCATGCCAGATTGACGCATTATGCAGCAGCACTTCTCCTCTACAGGCCACGGAATACGCGGATATTCAATTCTCCCCTTAAGAATCCGTAGGAACGCCAGTTCCGTTCCGGCATTAAGGGAGCTTTTCTCAAGGAAATTCAACGCTTTAAGGTATACAACTTCTATTTCTGATATTTTGTACGTGAATACCCCTCCATATCTACATACCCCCCATGTCCCTCTCACTTTCTCACTCTTACCCATACCTCCCCCCATTATACTCCCATAATATTATAATAATAGTGTACATTCGTACAGTGGATGTATGTACACTTGTATATGTATACAGGAAAGGATACAGCTCTGGAGAAATACCTAAGAGGGGGAGGGGAGCGATATCCTTCCCCTCTTTCCATACATATCCCCATAAGTACACTCATGAGTTTACTTTTCCCCCCTAGTAATATTCTAATAATATTAATGTCATATATCATTCACATACATTCCCCCATTAATCTCCCCATTGCATTGGCCCATGTAATTCCCCATGCATATGTATACTAATACTCCTGTAAGCTCCTCAGGACGTTGCTAGGCGGCTCCCCTCTCCTCCCTTATGCATTACATAGGGAGGGAATAGCCTCTCTTATACGTCCTCATAGGCCCTCCTAAATGAATAGTAATAAATACATATTAAATGCATTTAATGTTTGCAATCCCCCCATATAGGTCTAATATTCAAGGTGTGAGGTAGGCCAACCGGTAAAGCGGTCCTACAGATAGATAGGCAGGAGGCGCATTTAGTTGTTGCTTTCCTTTCCACAGTCTGTATGATGTGAAGCCTAGAGAGGGGAAACGGAATTTCCCCAGTGTTCTCGGTAGTGTGCCAGCCCGTTATGCTAAGGGCCTAAAGTGAGCGGTAAGCCTGCCTTAAAGGCCAGACGCTAGCAGCGATTATTTCGCTCCTTTCTGTTCCGCGATTACCTCAATACATGCTCTGCTTTACGAACCGCCTTCTCAGTGTGGTGACAAGCTTTAAGCATAGGGGGAAAGCTTACAGGATAGGGTGGAGTGAAGGAAAGCCAAGCAATCTGTGAGCGAATAGGACGTGTTGTGTTAGCCACTACCTGAAACTAGGGAACGTTATAAGGCATAACATTTTCCTTTACGGCATGCGCTTTAACATGCCAGCGGATAAGAGCGCTATAACTCAAATCACAGGAGACGGGATTTATCCCCTTATCTTGAAGTGGAGCAACAGGGGGCGTATGCATACCTTGAAGGGCCGGACAACCTAGAACATCAGGCAATGTCAACCCTTAGGCAAATATGCAATATCAACTCACTCCAACCACATTGTACGGAATATTGTGCAATGCTCCTCTGGTAGATTACTAGGTGTGATAGGTGTGTTTTTAACGTGAAGGCATAGATAGCCCCCATAGACAGATGTTTGTCTTGTCAAGGGCTTAAGAGAAGGCTCGACGTGACATATTCTAGTGTAACCAATAGTTCTGCTAAGGGGAGGATAAGAGGAGGCGCTAATGTCTATATAGAATAGTTGGCTATATAGTTGGGGAACATAAAACAAGCCCGTCAAAATTAATCTGGTAAAATGCGATAACATTGCAAAATGTGGTCCTGCAACGCTTCAAGGGACACACAAGCATTAAGAGGAAATGCTTAATGTATAAACATCGGTGACGAGTGTTTATTCTCCTGCCTGTAGGCTTACAACTTACAGGCTTTGGAATAAGCTCTACACAACAACATTAAATAACAGGTGAATATCATGGCCAGATCTACCGCACAAATAATCAAATCAATTAACTCCTTCGCTCAAACAGGTGACAAGCTTTGGTCTACGGCTTCACGCCTCACTATCGAAACTGTCGCTCATGCTCAGAAGCATGGCGAGACATCGTTGGTAGTACAGCTCGATAGTGTGTTGCCAAATGTAAATCGCAACATCCATAAGGCTTTCCGCGCCGTCGTTCAAGAGCTTACAGCCATAACGCTTAAAGCTGAGTTGGACGACGAAAACCACGGTAAAGTGAGCAAGAACAAAGCAAAGAAGCTGGCTAAAAAGCGCGTAGCTGCTGAACAGCATTGGGAAGCCCTTCGTGTCGGTGAAGGTGAAGCTCTTAAATGCTGGTTGGGACGTGATAAGAAGCCTGGAAAAGACAAGGCAGCACCCACTGTTTCCCGTGCCATTACAAACGCTGCAAACATTTTCGAAAGCGAGAATTGTGAGCGTACTACAGAGGATTTACAGGCTGCCATTGCTGCAATCGACCTGTTGCGCAAGTCTTTGTCTACGCAGGTTGCCCTCAACCTTGGCATTGCTGACGGCGTTGAAAAGACAGAAGAAGCTGAAAAGGCCGAAGCTGGCACTGGTGATGTGGCTCGCGCCCTTGAAGAAGCTCAAGCCGACGTTGCTTAATTCCCTCCATTCCGGCACACAATATTGAGGATATAATTATGCGAAGTTAAACCCATATCCCGTACAGGGGGCCTACAAGGCTGGGAAGCCGACGCCCCTGAGTGCATACAAAAGCCTATTCTAGCGAGTGGGCTTTTGTATTGAAAGGAGAATAGGATGGAAATTGTAATCGTAACATTCATTAGCTTGCCTGTAATATTTTGGGCAATTAATAGACTCTAATAGGAAATAGTTATGCCTAAAATAAACTTGCGCCCTAAATTCCTCGGCATTGTATGGCGAATTGACATATCGTTGCTTGTCCTTCTTATAATGATGATGTTCTTTTCATTCGTCGGGGTGGTGGGTAATGCCATAAGAGGAGATATTGCCCTTGCCTTATTATTTCTCTTCCCAGCGTTATTGGGGTGTGCAGCAATAGTCTCCTCCTTTGATGCTGTATTCAAGGACTAGGGGAGCTACTATGACGCTTTTTCGCAGACCTCAACGTCGCACTGGCACGCTTGTGCATAGCTTCGTCGCCACACCTGACACGGTGTGTCCTGTCCCCTTGGACAAGCTTGTGCGTGTCTGGTGGGATAATGAACCTAATGGGCAAGGTATGGTGACGTATGCTAAAAATATTCGCTGGAGCAAAGTAGGCACGTTCCCACATATTGTTAAATATGGGGTGATAGTGTGAACGGTTTTGTAACTCTAATTTTGGGGTTAGTTGCAGGTGTAGTTGGGATTGTGGCATTGTCTGGCATTCAAGAGCCTTACATAATTAAATGCGAGCCCGCCCCTCAGCTCATGGAGCTTGAGGTGGTGGGTGAGCTTATCCCTGGGGTGTCTGTTCCTTCAATCACCCCTAAGCCCTCCACGAAACATACACATTAACAGGTGACGTTATGAGCAAAGTTATTTATGAGGATGCGTCCATTGCAGTGATAGAGTGGCGTGAAGGGAAGGACGGCGTATTGATTGGCCCTCCTGATGCTGGTCATGGCGATGCAATCCTTGATTATGCCGATGGTCAATCAATCATTCAGCAAGCTCTGAAACACACCACAGGAGGTGTGAGCCATATTAAATGGAAGGGTGCCACACAAGCCACGAAGAATGTGTCCATCGCCGATAAGGTGAGTCAGACATTGTTCGCTATGGGTGTAAGTGATTCCTCCCATTTGGTGGGTTTATGCCAAGCTGGGTGGCTGTTCGCAAGAGTGGCTACAGAGGCCCCTGAGTACGTTGACAGCCTTACAGTGGCTGGGGCACCCATTGACACCAGTCTGGGTGAGTCCATCCTTAAACCGGCCTTTGAGACTCCCCTGTACAAGTATCAACGTGCGGTGGCCATGTTTGGCGGTGTCATGCCTGGTTGGCTCATGAACGTTGGGTGGAAGTCCGCCAACCCGACGATGCACTATTGGGACAAGTTCGTTAATCCAACGGAGAAGACGAAACGCTTCTACAACTGGTACGACAATGTGCAGGACTTGGCCGGTAGCTGGTATTTGGAGGCGATTGAGCAGGTCTTCTTGGAGAACACGTTCAAGGACACGCTAGACATTAAGTGTCCTGTGAATATAGCCGTTGGCCTGAAGGACGACATAACCCCGGCAGAACAAACGGAAGCCATACGCAACTACTGTGACGGCGTTGTGCGAAACTATGCATGTAACGCCGGACACCTAGGCGTGTTCACAGCTCGTAAGTCTATGAGCATGTGGGCCAACATATTCATTGATTTGGAGCAGAGGGCATGATTGGAAAAGATGAAGCGAAGTCCCTAGAGGACAAATTTGACATGGCTATGGAGGACTTTGTATTCCTTCGTGAGCGGCTAAAGTACGGGTTTGGCGTCCCACACAATGACGCCCCATACAATGATAAGGTGGGATTTGTGTCCTTTTACAACGGTTATTGCATGGCTAAAGGGAGGATGCGACGTGGATAGGAAATTTGAGGTTGGGGCGAAGGTGAGGGTCACCAACACCTATGAAAACTTCCCCTCCCTCGCTGACGGGGCTCGACTATCAGCTCTTGAGTGCAACGGGGTGAGGGGTGTAATTACGAGTGCAATTGCTGGCGAACTCTGTCCTTACGATGCAGATTTTCGTTTCGTCCTCATCAACTGTGTACGCTATTGCATCGACGTTGAAGGGCTGGAAGTGTACATTCCCCCACCTCGCCCCGTTGTGACGGCGTGGCGTGGCGGGGACAATCCTGTGCCTGGCAAGGCTGTGGACATCTGGGTTGACGGTGGCTATCAATACAGTAATCAATGTTCTGAATTGATCCGTTGGAACCACACAGGGGGATTTGACATCCTTTATTACAAGGTGGTGGACCAATGCTAATCAATCATCCTCAAATACTATTCATCATCATCTGTATGTGCTGGTGTATAGAGTGGTTTGAGCCCACACACGGATTCGACTTTTGGGATAGGGCATTTGTACCTGCAATGGCGGGATTTCTCTTTTTCCTTGTCTTCGGTGGACTAGTGCATGTAGGGATTGCATTAGGATGATGGGCAATGACAAAACCATCCCCTTCGGAATGTCATGGTGGGCGTTCCTGCCCCTCTTGGCATATGTAATGTATGTTTCTGGTAGAATTCTTGGGAGTATTGCGTAATGGAAATTGTTTGGATTATTTATTTGATTGATGTGGTCATGGGCACGTATATTCAATGGCAGTGGCTTGTCTCACTGTATGTTGTCACTTTTGTAGGCATGTCACTTTATTACGGGGACAACCCCGGAGAAGCTGAGAATGGGATATTCAATGAGGTTTACAACACTTTGGGAAAGTTTGTGAAGCCCCTCTTATTCTTCGTTGTACTGTCTGTTCTTATTAACACATTCACCCCCTCAAAAGACACGGCCTACAAAATGCTGGCCGCTTACGGTGTCACTGAGCTTGTCAAGAGTGAAGAGGCACAAAAGCTTGGCGGTAAGAGCTTGGAAGTGCTTGAGAAGGCCATGGATGAATATTTGGGGGATAAGAAGGAGGAGTAGCTGTAAGCTCCTGTGAGCCTCTCTAAGGGGCTCATTTCTCCCCCCTTACATTGCCATCACTTCCAAGAGTATGTGTCTTAGACAGGCTGTGAGAGCCTGCTAGGGCACATATCATTGTAAGGAATCTGTTATGATAGTATCTTATTGGACCGACCCCGATGATTGTGATTATGCAACTAACCGGGGGTTTGTAACCCACACTCTTAATCAGGAGTATTTGGATTGGCTGGAAGAGTTGTCCAGGGATAGACCCAACGTAGCCGTTAGCTCTTATCGTGCAACGAATCGTATCTTCGCTGAGGCTGTAACCACTGTCACTAAATATAGATTGGTGGACTAAATGATAGCTGGAAGAATATTCATACGTAACTACGGGCCTAAACGGTGCCATGTTATGTTCTCATCTGGCGTGCCAAACACACGCCCAACAATCATCAAGGGTGGCATGGACAGGAAAGATGCCATCGCCCTTAAGAAAGAGCTTGAGGTTAAGTATGGATAAGTTGGAATTGGAAGAATACCTTCACGAGTTGAGTGAGCAGGCTAAAGCCCTCATCGATTTGGGGGAAGGGGTGAAGGTGGGTAATGTCCTGAAGAATATCAGGGACACCTTCAACAGCATTAATGAAAGGGTTGAGCGTGAAATGTCCCCCAACACTCCCGCTCTCTATAATTGGCACACCCACGACGGCCTTGATTGCCCCGTCACCCCTCGGAATACGCTTATTGAGATACGAATCCGAAACACTAGTGGAAACTGGAGTGGCAAAGCCGTTGCGGCCCATAGATGCACTTGGATCTGGGATGAAGAGTTCGACGAATCAGACATCTTAGAGTGGCGTATTGCCCCACCAAATCTGCCAAGGGTGGAACTACTATGACGGCGCGAATTACAGACACTGGTGGGCAGCGTGTGATTGATGTGCTTGTGGCCATGGTTGATGGGGAGGAGAGGAGTTTCATTGTACCCGTATCCTCAAGCCCTGTGGGCCATGCTGGTGGCTTCTTCGCCCTCACTACATTGAATGGCACCACTGTCATGCTAAATCAGGACACAGTGGACGGGTTGTCTATAAGCCCCATGCGGGACGCCACGTTGGAGGATTTCAAGTGACCCTCACTATGGCACTAATAGCACTGCTGGTATTCATATGCGTGGCCTCTGTCCTAAGGTGGATGTGGGAGTATTACCACAATGTGGAGGTTTATGATAGAAATCCTTCAGGCCCGTTCTTCACTAAATGGGGGCCACTCATCGCCATGGTTGTGGTAAGTTTGGGGTTTCTTATTATTGGGAGTGTTTAACATGAAGCCATTGAAAGATGTGAGTGAGGAGCTTGAGCTTGATTTGAGGCTGATGGACACTCATCTTAAATATGAGTGTTGGCGGGTGTTGCTCACACTCTCCTTCATTGTATTCCTCTTGGCCGTGGGTATGGCTTCTGCCGAAGCTGAGGAGAAGACGGCTGTGGCCAAGGCTTCTGCTAAATCTGCCTCCTTCCAGTCTTCTGCCAAACGTGAGTTGGCTGATGCCGAACTCTACCGTATTCAGAAAGTGGCTGAAGGCAACCGTTCTTTGGCCGCATCCGTAACTCCTTCTCTCATCTCCCTGAAAGAAGCTGAAGCCAAGTTGTTGTGGGATGGCAAGATGCCAACTACTATGATGGGC